GTTTAGTTATCCGTCCATTTGGGAACCAGAATGGCCGCGCCTATAGGGTAGAATTGTTGTGGTTCGAGTTTAGGAAGTGTGTGGTATCACCTCTGATCTTGTGCTCCATTGTTTGCCAATAGCTCATCTCCCTAGTCGTTTACTCGGAGAAGTTATAGCTCATGAAGCGTGAGTAGGAAATTGTACTTCCAGCTCCAAACTCGTATAAGACAATCACCCAGCCCGGGTTTTAGAATAGGGTAGTTATGGTCTAACTTTAAAAAGCCGGTCTCCCCTCGGCCGAGGGGCATTGAGACCCCCAGGATACCTGCCTTATGTGTTGCCACAGGGGTGGGGGGAATGGGAGCTGTAATGGCATTTGGCAAAGGGACCCAAAGGGGAAAGAAGTGTGGTAAATATAGAAGTCTAAGGAATTTAAAAAGGATGGTTTGACTGGGGACGGGCACTCCCAGAACAGCAAACTGAGGGCCAACGACCGGAACGCCACCGGCTCGCCCCTCCCAATCCTCCGATTAAAGGCCACCCTAGAGTGGCGCCTTACCGTGTACTTGATGATGTTTATCCGATCCTGAGGCTCCCGCCCAATTCAATCTCTTATGTCTGTTTTTAATTTTTTACTTGATTTAACTAGATTGTGGATCCGATTTTTGAGAAGTATTGAATGTTTGTTTTATCCTTTGTACATTCTACCGCTACTCATCTATCAACTGTGGTGCTGGTGGGATGGATCTAATCCTTTGGATGGTCTGTCCCCACTAGAAATTATGAATTGGAGAATCGTCAGAAGGGCGTCCATAGCCTGGCGATTCGTTGCTCAATATGGACAGGAAGGAGAGAATCTGCACTCCTCGGACCTGGCAACATTGGGTCCTAATCCACACCGTGGGGCGAGGGATGACATTAACATCCAGTGGAATCGCTTTGCGGAAATGTTGCTTCCCGATTTGTCATGTGAGAAACGAGGTAACTCTTGGTTTCAGCATAGAGGGAAGTATTTTATGGAGAGGTTGGAAGCTAATAAACCTCCGAAGTTTGTGAAAGGTGTTTGTTACACTTGCACCAATGAGTTATGTAGCCACATCATCGCTAATTTTAAATTGGAAACGTCACCAGATAGTAATAGTTGCTTCTGCGGGGCCAGTCAATTCCAATATAAAATCCCTTATGGCGGCATTATGATCCGCAACATGTTCGTGACCCATTCTGAGAAGACACGAGTCTTGGTGAAGGAAGGTTTAGAATTCGTAGTTTTTGATGAATCCGCTACGTTTAAACCAGAGATCCCTAGATTCGTGAATGCTCTGACTTATCAGTCTTTCATTTTAGACTGGAACGTGTTTTATGAGACGCTTTACTCAATTGGGGCTTCTTCTTATGATATTTTCAAAGGGAAGGACGCCTATCACAACTTCAATTCGAAGAACAAACCGGAATGGACTTATCATTTGTCTAATTCTATAGGCCTGGCTGCTTATTACAGGTCTGTTTCTGGAGGGAACTGGTTGGATGCCAAAGTTCTCAACGTGTACCCTAGTCCCTTCTTATTCCCTGACGACCCTTTCAGTTCGGTCCTGGTTCTTGAACCGCTGGATGTGTGTTTAGGTGTTTCTAAGAAGGAGTTAATCGACACCGTTGACAACTTAATTACCTTGGAGGATAGCTTAAGGATGCCTCCAGAGCCAGAACCCTCCCCGGGGATAAAAGACACTTTAATCAGTGATCAGGTCCTTGATATTATGGAACGCCATGGAGCCGTTACGGTGGAAGAAAGGAAATCAGCAGAAGAGCCAATCATTAAGATCATTAAGCACTTCACCGACCACCCTTCCGTCCAGTCTATGGCTGAGCCAATCCTGACTCTAACTGATATGGTCTTCAATCCCATGTCCAGTCCTAGTTCTTTGTTCGACGATAAGCCCCCATTGTTATCAAAACTGTCCCCATCAGACCACCTTATCCCTGTGGAGTCTGATAAATTCCACATCATGGAATCACGACCTCGATTTACGAAAAAGAATAGTGATTCTGACAACGAGAAAGGGAATATTCCCGTTGTTGAGGTTCTAGAGCGACGAACCGAACAGGCCGACCCAGCCTCGACGCCGTCCGTGTTGCTCCCCCTGAATGGAGGGGATCCCGTTGTGAAAGAGGGGCCATTACCCCCTGCTTCTTCTGCCGCTAGCATGACCTTCTGTGTTGCCCTTCTTAAGGGGGTTAAGGTTGTGCCGAATCGCAGTTCCCTAGAGAGTGAAATCAAAGATCAGTCGGTTGACGCCGAGGATCTCCCTAACATCGGAAACGTAAGGGAGGTCGCAAAGACTAAACATGCAGACGCCCGAGTCCGTAAAGGGGGTGTCGCATATGGTTTGATCTATGGTTCCCCAGGAATTGTGTTTGACAACACACCAAAGGCTATTGAGAATGGCATATCTTGTCGTCTCAATTCCAAGAAACCTCCCCCGTTTGTGCTTAAAGGCAAACAACGTCGTGAATTCGAGACGTTTCTTAGGAAGGTGGTTCCGACGCTCAACATTACTCTACCCTCAGTTAAACTTTTAGAGGAGTGGGGTTGGGTGTCTAATGCCATTGTGAATATGAAACCTGAGTCGAGAAGACGTATTTTGGAACTAGTTAGACGAATCGTGTCTGACGGTTCTTGGGAGTGGGCAAACGATAAAAGAAACAAGACCAAATGGTTCTTAAAAGGAGATGAATTGTTATTCAAAGGGAAACCTAGGATCATCACCTTTGTGCCTTCTATAGTCTGGTTGCGTTTCTTTGTTCTTATAGACAAGATCATATTTGCTCTTAAATATGGCGGTCATGTGGAGTACACGCCGGATTGGAAGTCTTCCGATTCCGTCAAACTCGAGTTCCCAGGTTTGTCTTTTGAACATCTGGGAGAGATACTAGACGTGTATTGGGCTAGTGGTGCAACTCAAACTGCTCTGGGACGGTACATGTCCAGAGCAATGGACCATCATTCCTCTACCGGAAGGGATTTCTGTTTTGTTTGCGGTGACGATAATACTGGGCCTGAAGGGGCCTGGGACGCAAGCATGTACGACTCGACTCAAGGTTCTGATTTCTATGATTTACAGACTCTTTTCATAGGATTGTTAATTAAACCCGGAACTAAAGGGGAAAGAGACAATCGCTCTGAATGGAAGGAGTTAGCTGTGGGCCTGAAACAATGGCACAGAGGACCGAGAGAGACCAAGTTTAAGAAGTATGACCAGAAGAACATGTCGTTACCAACAGGGGGACCGCATACCCTGTTTTTCAACACCATTGGTATCATTTTATTGAAGTTGAGAAGTTGGCATCTGCGATTCGAGAGATCGGGTCTTAGTCCAGTAGATTCTACTTGGGCAGCGGCGGAGCAACTAGGTCTGAAATTAACTTTCACCCCCCATTTAAACATTAACCAGATCCCCGGGAACGGAGGGGAGTTTTTGAAAGGGGTGTTTAGTTATGTTCAAAATCAATGGAGATGGACACCTTTGGATGGCCTTTGTAAGACCGGCAAGAAGATAATTCGCGACCTGGAAAACCCGAAGAACGTACCGAGCGGAGCAAATATGGAAGCGCATATTAAAGGAATCGCTTCAGGATGGAAGAGTTACTCAACCTTACTTCCCCTAAGAATGGCTCACTTATCCGTATGGTACGATGATAAGGTTAAAACGGTTAATCCCGATTGGCAGAACATTCTCCAAGATTCGACTTTGGATCGAGAATTTATGTCAAGTCCTGGGTGGTTAACATGGACAGAAGAGTTCTATCAGCGACGCTATGATATCTCAGGGCCCAATCTGAGGTTGATGATAGGACAGATCATAAAGAACAAACGACAGTTTGCTCATTTCCAGGGAGATCTATGGGATAGTTTGATCAGGGTGGACTACCGGAGCGAATCCGGTAGTCCTTCCGAGTGATCAGGCGAGGACCAGGGTTCTAGTTTAAGAAATGTCAGATAAAAGAAAATCTAAGAGCAAGGGAGCGAAAAACCCACAGCAAAAAGCGAACAACCAACAAGTGAGGGGAAAACAGGTTTCAAACCCTGGACCCAACCCTTATTATTCGAAATTGGCAGCAATGCTGGTTAATCCAAGTGATTCGGAAGCAGTTTTCTCTCCGACTATCAATCCATCCCGTGCTACGATCGCGAAGGTTCGTAGAACGTACTCAGTTAGCTCACAAGGCCCGAATACGGAGTTCGGTGGTTTTGTGAGACCCTGCGTACGGGATTTCTTCACCATGAATGAAGCTGATGTAGATCAACCAGTCGATGGAGCTCTCCTGTCTATAGAGAGCGACACGAACGGTATGAGAACAGAGGTTTCAGATTTAAGAGGTGGGGCAATCAGTGGAGCGACTCGGATAGGAACAATACTATCTCCGGGATCTACCGGACTCACTTGGACGACTACATCAGTCAGTCTTGCTGTACAAGTCTACAATCCTACGGGCGCTGCGGTGGTCGTGGAGATTCATTCTGAGAAACCTGATGGTACAGGAGCGGAAGTGAACGTGTCTCTTGGTCCTTATGCTAATGGTGTAGCCACCTTAATTTGGTCCGCAGATTCACATTTAATTCTGGCCTCCTACGCTCTGGGGGGAAAGGCTCCGTTGCCGGTAATGGCGACGATAGATGATCCCTTAGCCACTTCCATTATTATGAATTCCACTAGTCGTCCCTTGTACTCGGACGATTGGTTGGGAAACGTGGGTGAAGTGCAATACTATAGAGTGACGGCCTTATCAGTATTGATCAGTTACGTAGGCAATATGTTGGAGAATGCCGGCACTATCGCGATTGCGCGAGTACCGTCCGACTGGATTCCTCCCGTTGCAGGGAGCATGTTCGAGAGTGTTACACGCTTGAACGTCGACCAACACAGTGGCCCTTTGTATAAAGGCGCTTACGGTTGGAGGTTGCCTTATGAGATGGGCGAGATGGATTTCAGGGACCCTCTTGTTTCCCGATTCGACAGTACCGCCATAGCTTTCGGAGGTACTTTCGGAGACGGAGGAGGGAAATTGATGATCCAAGTTGATGCTGTGGTGGAATATTATTCTTCGTTGCAAATATTCACCAAAGCACCTCTTCCCCCTCTCACTGACTCCTTCATCCTTTTGTGGCACCAACTTTCGTTGGTCCCCGCTGTGCACTGCAACCCGAGTCATCTCGATCTCCTCAATTTCGCAAAGAAGCTAGCGCGTAGCAGCGCTATAGCCGTTAAAGGTGGGATTGATTGGGCTAGAGCGAACCCCGAAACCGTGAAAACGGTTGTAGGAGCTCTGGAATCTCTAGCTGGTCTCTTGTTGTGATTGTAAATTCGTGGTGTTCTCTCTACCACTTACGGATGTAAAGAGAGAGGTTCTCCGTGGAAGCCTATAACGGGGAGTCACTAATAGGCACACTTCCGGTGGTCCAAATCGAGGAAACTCAGCCAGGGATCGCTGAACTAGAACCTGTAAATTTTTCGTATGAAGTTTGAAAGCCCTACCGTCCAAGCTCTGGGCCCCAACAAGTTGGGATCAGGATGTTCTGTACACTCTCCTACTTGGAGACTGCACTGGATAAAACTAACCTTCTACAAACTGGC